TGTATAATCTTTACTATTTCGCCACTTGTAGCCATTAACATAGTTGGACTATATATCTGTAAAAAAGTAGTAGTAGCTGTTGTAGATGAAACAGAAACTGTAGCTAAGACTTGATTATTTAAATATCCTTGTAAACTCATTACCAGCTATTAGTGTTTATTGTGTTGTTAGTGTTTAATGTTTCAGCTTCTGTGTTATCGGTCAAAGTCGTAGTATTAGTATTTATTTCGTACCATTCACCTTGCCAAGTATCCTCATTAGCTATAAATGTTGTCTGATAAGGCACGAACAAAGAGCTGTCTATAGTAATTCCATTGTGAAATTTGTAGCCATTAGTACTTACATTATTAGTCAATATTTTTAAAGCACCATCAAAGACTCTAGCTCCTTCATTTTGCCCCGCCATTATCTCATTAAGTAATAGCTTAGAGATAGCTTTACCACTACCACCTCCGTAGGCTTCCCAAGTTATATTAGTGCCATCATCCCAAGACGTATTGTTATAGCATTGTAATCTACCAACATTCGTTCCAGTTGGTCCAGAGCCTATTAATAAATCGCCTACCTCATAAGTCAATCCGTTTGCTATGTTTTGTGATGTTATAAATGTTTGCTTAGATGTACTTTCTCCGTTTATATAAATTTGAAAGATTTGGTCTGCTGAGTTTTCTGGAGCTGAATATATATATAACTTAGCTTGGTCTGTTGCAGATGTTATTTCTGTGCCAGTATCTGGGTCGTTTTGACCATAGTCATAATATACTTTTGCATAACACTCAAAATATAAGTCTCCAGCTATAGGCACTTGAGCAGTCTCAAAGTTTAAAACAAAAGAGCCTAAATCGTTATTGACGTTTGGTGTAGCGTTAAATAATTCAGAAGCACCAAATATAGTATAAGGCACGTTGTAATCTGGAGCGTTTCCCCAAACATCATTAGAAGTCCATTGTGCTAGACCATCATTAGTATAAGTAGAACGAGCGTAGCGAACATCCCCAGCACCATCGTCTAATTTTAATCTGTGATAAAATAAAATAGATTGATTGTCAGTAAATCCCCAACCAGCATATGTAGCATTAATAGCTCTGTTAAAAGTTCTATTAATTTTTATTGTCTGCCCATCTAATAATACTAACTCCCCCATATAAAAAGAAGCATAGTCTGTAGAAGTAGTTAAATCGTTTACTCCGTATATACCAGAGTCACTATTAAAACCAGCACCAGTAGAACGCCAACCATTCCAAGCTACTAGAGAATTGTTTACTGTGTTACTTGTGCCACTAGCGTTAGTTATTGTTGATGGTAGTAAGTCGTAACTACCAAACATCTCATAAGATACTTCAGCTTGTTTTAATATACCTAAATAGTCAAACTTATTACCAGCTAATCTAGTTATGTTAGTGCCATCTTCTGTAGTGTTTAAGTCTATTGTACCATAGAAGTCTGGAGTGTATGTGCTTCCGTTGTTTCCTTTCTTATAGTCTCTGTAAAATTGGTCAGTACTATCCATTTCTTCGTAGGTATTCACTTGTATAAAATACCAAATACCCTCACTTAGATACAATCTAGCTCCAAAGGCTTTGCAGATTTGATTTAAGAGCTTAAATGCTGTCTCTGGCTGTCTTACTCCATTGTTATCAACTGGAGCAAATGTAGCAGCTATAAATCGTGTGTTGTTAAGTGGGTCTGTTGCGCTGTTTCTAGGTATTTGTGAATTTGTCCAATCTACCATAGTTCTGATAAATCGGTCATCTGTTGCCCAGTTGTTATCTGTGTTAATGTCTGTGTTTATAGCGTTGAATACATAACGATAACAAGTGTATGGAGATGACAAAACATAATTTACATCCTCATTAAATGGTATGTTTTCTAAAGCAGCTAATCCACAAATTGCTGTTAGTGTAAATTGTCTTGGCAAAGATTCGTCATCCTCTGGATTTATCTCGTTTAATAAATTACCAGCCCAAAACAAACTATATGTAGTTCCGTTAGTTGATGATTCTATTTTTAGTTGCCACCTTTTATATTCGCTAGTTCTTATAGAGTCTAAGATACTTTGTTTAGCACTATTATTAGGGTCATTGACAAACATAGTAAACTTAACCTCTGAAGGAATTAGACCAGTAAATCTATCGTCTGTATCTGTTTGGTATGTTAAATCAAAACCATTGTCAGCCACCTCAACATCATATTGAGTAGCTGTAGAGCTTTGTGTATCAATTATAGAGACTTTGTAATAAGTGCCTCTATCGCTTTGAAATTCTCCTACTAATCTAGTATCTATTGCCATTAGTAACCTCTTGTTCTATTTCTATTGTTTCTTGCTCTATCTGAGCTTAGTAATATATCAGCTCCACTTATTGTACCAAATACTTCTGTAGAGCCTCCGTTTGTTCCTATCATAGATTTTAATTTATCCAATGGAGCGATGACTTCTGGATTAGTTCTAGCACCAGCATATTCTCCCATAAGTCCTAAAGTAGGTCCACTTACAATTCCACCAGTTGCAAATGATGGAACTAATAAATTACCTAAAAAATCACCTACACCAGTTCCAGCTTCAGCAAAACTTCCTATACCAAAAGCAGACAATATAGCTTTCATCGCTATCATAGCTGCTAGTTGTGCCATAAGTGCTTTAAATGCTTGTTTTGCACCATCTACAAAAGTTGTAAAGAAACCATCTGTACTTTGTAATGCTTGAGCAAATACACCCTCTAAAACATTACCAAAAGAGCCAAATGTCTGTTGAACATCTTTGGTCACAGCTTGTAACTGATTAAATCTTTCAACTACTTTAGCAGTATCAAAACCCATTTCTTCTAATTCTTCTTCTTCTCCTATATCTAAATCAGATTCATCTAACTCTCCAAAAACTCTAATAGCATCAGCAAAATTTGCGTCAATAATAGCATCAGCAATATTATTTACTCTAGTTTCTAAAGCTAATAACTCTCCAAAAGTTAGACTTCTAACTTCGTTTTTATAATCCTTAAATCCTTTTATTGAATCTTTTAATGATTTTATTTGATTATCATTAGCTTCAATAGTTTTTTCTATAGACTTAATATAATCTTCATCTATTTTATTTGATAGCTTATGAGTATCTATTAAGTTTTGTAGATTTTTATTTTCATTTTCTAAAGTTTTTATACTTTCTTTTGCTGTGTTTATTTTATTTAAATCTTTTTCAGCAGATGTTTTTGTCGCCTCGTTTAATTCTGTAACAAGTTTCTCTTGAGTAGATAGCTCTTTATTAGTATCTTCCGTAGATTTTTTCATATCTTCTTGATAAGAATTAAACTCTTTAGATTCTAAACCAAAAGCAACTAATGCAGCAGTAGCTAAACTTAATATAGTCAAGAATGCTCCTATTGGACTTCTAACAAGTGCAGCCGATAGTAATCTTATAGACTTAGCTATTGCTCCAATACTTATAGCTAATTGTCCTAGTATAAAAATCAATGGACCAATTATTAAAGCATACTTAGAAAATTCTACTATATTTTTCTTTTGTGTATCAGTTAAATTAGATAGCCTATCAGCTAAACCTTGTAAAGAGTTTTTAAATGGCTCTATATTTTCTAATACTATTTTACCAAATTCTTCAGCTACATCTCCTAATTGATTTTTTAGCTGTGTAAGTGGTCCTAAACCTTCCTTTGCTATTGCTTCAGACTGACCACCAAATGCAGTAGATAAAGCGTTAACTGCACTTTCTAATCTGTCTTGACTGCCTACAGCACCGCTTATAGCAATACCATAACGACTCAATGCGTTAGTACTAGAGCCTACTGACTTAGCAACTAATTTTGCAGCATCTGTTAATTTAATACCTTGTGCAGATGCAAAGTCTTGAATCAATGGAGTTAGTCTAAATATAGCTTCCTCATTTAATCCTAACTGTGCTAAAAAAGATTGTGCCTCAATAGTAGCCTCATCACCAAACAAAGTAACTTTTTGTAATTCTTTTGCTTGATTTACAAGTTTAGAGTATGCTTCAGCATTACCACCTAGAGCAGTTCTTAGTTTTGTTTCAGCTTTAACTTGGTCATCAAAAGCCTTTACACTAGCTGCACCAAAAGCAACAATAGGAAGCGTTAAATTACGAGTTAAATTTTGACCAGTCCTTTGTAAGTTTCTACCCCATTTTTTCATAAATGAGCTAGTCTTTCTTAGACTAGACATAAATTGCTTATCGTTTAGTATTATTTTAATACTTAATGTTTTCTCAGCCATTGTCTTTATTTAGCAATTCGTATTTCTTTTTAATATATTCTGCTCTTTTCTTTTGTTTCTCGATGTCGGTCTTAACTTTCTTTTTCTCCCAATCAAACTTCATCAGCTTCTGAGGAGTTAGGTTTTGTCCTTTCTTAGTATGTGGCTGTAAATTAACACAAGCCAACCATCGCACTCTCTCCCATTCCCATTGCTGTTCTTTCTCTACTCTATCGTTTACTCCTTTCTGCATACACAAAAACTCGTGGAAAGTTAAACTCCAAAAGTCTTTAGGTAGTAATCCGAAGCCATAACCTATAGCTTCTAACTTATCCCAAGTTACTTCTTTTTCTTCGCCCCTTTCGGAGCTTTCACGTTTCCCTCTGTCTCAAATTTAGCAGAGAATTGGTTAGAGAATATCTCTAGCACTTTATTAAGTGCCTCAAAATCTTCGTCTAGCAAATCAGCGACATCATCAACATTTAAAGAACATTCTTGACCACTCACTCTAGAGCCATCTTTTATTCCGTTTAGGATTAGATAACAAGCATCGTCTAAGCTCATACCATCTCCTAGCTTATCTAAGTCAGCTAAACTTCTTCCAGTATCTTTACAGAATAACCTCAACGAGTTCATTCC